GATATTATCAGTCTTTGAAACTGCATTTTGAGAATGAGTCTTATAATGCACCTAAATATAATTATAAAACATCTGCTAAACCACAAACCTTTTGGAAACGTAAAGACAAATATTTCTTTGCAAAGATAGGCAGAATGTTCGATACACCACCCGAGCTGATTAATTATTATGCTGCACACTTTGTTGCGGATAATAATTGGGTTGGCGATATGCTTAGTAATGAACAAGTATATCGTGATTGGCAAAAAAGAACAGAGTCCATGGGATATAACTTTCAACAGGATCTTGAAAAAGTAAATGTAAAAAGTTTTGACCAGCTGTTCGAACTCGGCAACCAATATCCAAAAGTTGTTGAGTCCTACTTATCAAACGATATAAATATAGAGTCAGTTGTTATTCTAAATAAGTTAACTAACTTTATGGGT